AGGCTTTCAACTACGCCGATCCGCTCGCGGTGATGGTGGTGGTTAAACTGGCCGGGGTCTGGGCGCTGTGGTACTTGGATAATTACTTTATTACGGGACTGCTCTGCGCGGTGTATCTGTGGGTCGTAGATCGGAACTTGGCCGTCGTTAAGAAGTTGCAGGGGAATTAAACATGCCTATTCCTGCCGCACTCGGCGCGATCCTAACTCCCCTTTTGGGGAACGGCCTGAACCTCGTCGCTAACGCGGTGATGGCTAAGGGCAAGGATTACGTTGAGAAAAAACTTGGTGTCGAGTTAAAGCCGGACATGTCCCCGGAGGATGTTGCGCGGATCAAGATCGCGGAAATGGAGCATGAGGAAGAGCTGCTCCGACTGAAGCTCGAGGACAACAAGCTCGATCTTCAAGAGCTCGACATGCGTCTTAAGGACGTCAACTCCGCCCGCGACCGGGAAGTGGCAATTGCAACCAGTAAAAATGCGCCGTGGCTTAATAAAGTTATCACGCCTATCCTTGCTTTAGCGATCTTGTTATTAACCTTTGTGTTGTTTGGCGTGGTCATGTTTGACAGCACTCCGGTTGAATCGAGCCGCAAAGACATCTTGATCTACATCCTCGGTGTCCTCTCCGCGATCTCCACACAGATCGTCAGCTACTACTTCGGTAGTTCCCAGGGCAGCAAGGACAAGTCAGATCAACTGAAGGAGGCGCTTCGTGAGTAATGTCGCAGAGCAAGCCGCCTTTCTGCTCGACGTAGCCAAGCTCATTAACAAGGCCACGGAACTTGGCTTTCAGGTGACGGCAGGCGAGCTTTATCGCACTCCCGAGCAGCAGGCGATCTACGTCAAGACGGGTCGCAGCCGGACGATGAACAGTCTGCACTTGCAGCGTCGGGCGGTGGACCTCAATTTCTTTCTGAACGGCAAGCTGACGTACGACAAGGCTGCGCTTGCCCCGCTTGGTGCCTACTGGGAATCTTTACACCCGCTTAATTCCTGGGGTGGCAACGGCGTGAAGCTTGTCGATACGCCACATTTCAGCAGAGGCGTGGGCAAACCTGAGTGGCGGAGGGTCACATGAGAATTGCACTCGAACCGCGGACCACGGGCCAAGGCCTGGTCGAGCCCGCGCACGTGATCGAAGTCTATTGCGATGCCTGCGGGTACGACCTCGATGAGGCAGAGCTTAATGCAGATACCTGCTCGGACTGCGGGCAGGAGTTGAATCTGAAACAACATGTGTCGATCCAGGTGACGACCATGCCGGCAGCAAGCGGAGGAACTTTGCCGTGAGGAAGAAAGCCAAGAGTAAGGTCAACGCAGCGGGTAACTATACGAAGCCTGAGCTGCGTAAGCGCCTGTTCAATTCGATCAAGGCCGCGAACACGCAGGGTACCGGCGCAGGGCGCTGGAGCGCGAGAAAATCACAGCTCTTGGCAAAGCGTTATAAGGCCGCTGGCGGCGGGTACAGGGATTAATATGCGCGCACCGCAGCAGTCATTGAAGAATTGGACGGCCCAGAAATGGCGTACAAAGTCCGGTAAGCCCTCGAGCAAGACGGGCGAGCGGTACTTGCCCGAGGCCGCGATTAAAGCGTTGTCCCCGCAGGAGTACGCGCGCACGACCGCGGCCAAGCGCAAGGGCAAAGCAAAAGGCAAACAGTTTGTAAAGCAGCCGAAAGCGATCGCTCGCAAGACGGCGCAGTACAGGTGAAGCATGGCGAGTGTCAAGAAGGACGCGATTGGACAGGAAATTCGTAAGTCGTACGAGCGGGGCCAGAAGGGCTGCCCGGAAGCGACGATGGATATCCATGTCAACCTCAAGAATCGCAACAATGCGATCGAGGAGTATGGCTACGGGCCGTTGAACCCGGAGTCCGAGTCGCGTGCTTTTTGGGATAAGAAGGCCGAGCTGTGGCAGACCACGGTGCGTGAGGCCAAGAAGGCCCGCTGTGGCAACTGCGCGGCGTTCATCCAGACCCCGGAGATGATTGCCTGTATCGAAAAGGGCATCCATGACTACGACGAGGAGATGGAGCACGAGAATTACGCCCCGGATGTAGCCGCGGCGGCCAATCTCGGCTACTGCGAACTCTTTCACTTCAAGTGCGCTGGCGATCGGACCTGTGACGCATGGCTCGTCGGCGGTCCAATCAAGTAGGATGCGCTCATGCCACTACTCAGACTCTTTTTAAAGCCGGGTGTAGATAAGCAAAACACCGAATACGGCGCGGAAGGCGGATGGATCGACTCCGATTACGTCCGTTTTCGCTATGGGCTGCCTGAAAAGGTTGGTGGATGGGCCCCGTTTGGCGAAACAACCACCTATTTGGTGGGGATGCCGAGTGAAGTCTTTACCTGGACAGACCTCGAGGGCTCACCGTACGTTGCCGTCGGCACAAACAAGAAGGTTTACGTCTACTACGGTGGCACTTGGGCGGACATTACGCCTATTCGGGACACCAACACGGGCGTGACCTTTGACACGACGAACGGATTGACCCGTGTGGTGGTTAACGACAGCGGCCATGGGGCGATTACAGGCGACTTTGTCACGCTTTCGGCAACGACAGGCAACCCGGGCGGTATTCCGAACGCGGATTTGAACAATGAGTTTGAGATTATTGAGGTTCTAAACGCCAATGAGTACGCCATCGAAGCGCCGACCAGCGCGACCTCGACCGCCACGGCGGCAGGCACGGCCACGGCGACCTACCAGATCAACACGGGGTCGGATGTAAGCTACTCGGACTTCGGCTGGGGCACTGGAACGTGGGGCTTGAGCACTTGGGGCACTCCGCGACCGCCCTCTGCCTCGGTTGCTCTCTTCTCCCGCGTCTGGCAGTTCGATAACTACGGCGAAAACCTCATCATGCAGGTCGTTGACGGCGGCATTTATGAGTGGCTGCCGAGTACAGGCATTGGTGTGCGTGCGACCGCTATTTCTGGTGCGCCGACCAAGAGCAAGTACGCGTTGGTGTCGACACCTGACCGGCATTTAATCTGTTTTGGCACGGAATCGACCATCGGGACGCCTTCGTCGCAGGATCCGATGTTTGTGCGCTTCTCAAACCAAGAAGACATCAATACGTTTGTCGCGACAGCGACCAATACGGCCGGTGGCCAGCGTTTGACGGACGGAAACTACATTGTTTCGGCGCTTCGCTCGCGCGGACAGATCCTGATCTGGACGGATACGTCGCTGCACGGCATGCAGTACCTCGGACCGCCGTATACCTTCGGTTTCCAGCAGCTCGGAGCCAACTGTGGCTTGATCGGGCCGCATGCGTCGGCGGACGTGAACGGGGTGGCGTATTGGATGAGCAAAGACGCCTTCTTCGTGTTCGACGGCGTGGTCAAAAAGCTCCCCTGCACGGTGCAGGACTACGTGTTCAAGGACTTGAACTTCACGCAAGCGCAAAAAGTGCACGTAGGAATCAACACGCAGTTCAACGAAGTGACCTGGTGGTACTGCACAGCGGATAACGACTACATCGATCGCTTCGTGACCTACAACTACCTCGAGCAAGTGTGGTCCGTGGGCACTATGCCTCGCTCCGCTTGGGTGGACCTGGGCACTTACGCGTATCCGATGGCGACCAAGTACGACGTTGACAGCACGGAGTCGACGATTAGCACGATCTACGGACTCACGGCGGGCCGTGCGGTGCTCTACAACCAGGAGTTTGGCAAGAACGGCAACGGCGATCCGATCCTGGCGTACGTCAAGTCGGGGTACTTCGACATCGGCGATGGCGATCAGGTGCTTTTCATGAAGCGCTTTATCCCGGACTTCAAGAACCAAGAGGGCAATCTCACGGTGCGGTTGTTGCTGCGCTTGTACCCACAGGTCTCCGCGACGCCAAGCTCGCTCGATCCGTATGTTATCGCACCGGGCACGGACAAGGTGGACACGCGTGCGCGCGGGCGACAGATTGCGTTGCAGATTGAGAGTTCGGAGATTGATACCAACTGGCGCTTCGGCACGATGCGTGTCGATATCCAGCCGGATGGCTTGAGATGAGTAAGATCTTCAACGTCCGTCTGCCTAACGCAGCGGCCGTTAATTACAGTCAGGAGCAGTTTGACCAGTTAGTTCGTTCGCTAGAACAGGTTATTTTTCAGCTTAATAACACTTACACGCCGGTGGTATCGGAAAACACCGCGGGCGCGCTAAGTTGGTTCGAGAGCCGTGGAGAATCAGAAGTGAGCTCTAGTTTCAGTCCAACCTCCTTTGACTCGTTTGGCCGTCTGCGCGTCGGTAGCCCGTACACGCTGTTCGACAGCCAGAACCGTTATCAAAAAGACCCGCAGTTTAGTGAAGAGCTGACCACGGGCGGCACATCGACGTATGTTCCGAACGAGTCGAGTGTGGACCTTGGGGTTACGACGACCTCGGGCAGTAAGGTAGTTAGGCAGTCGTTCCGTGTATTCCCGTATCAGCCTGGAAAGAGCTTATTGGTGCTTGCGACGTTTGTGATGAACGCAGGCAAGGACAATCTTCGTCAGCGCGTGGGGTACTTCAACACGGGCAATGGCGTCTTCTTTCAAGTCAGCGGCACGACGAAGTCATTTGTCTTGCGTACTAATACGTCGGGCACGCCGAGCGATACACGGACCGTGAACCAGGCCAATTGGAACGGCGACAAACTCGACGGCACGGGCCCTTCTGGGATTACGTTGGATGCCGCCAAGGCGCAGATCCTGTGGATGGACTTTGAGTGGCTCGGCGTAGGCTCGGTGCGGTGTGGGTTTGTGATCAACGGCACGTTTATCGTCTGCCATACGTTCAATAACGCCAACGACATCGACAAGGTTTACATGACGACGGCGATCTTGCCGGTGCGTTATGAGATTGAGAACACGGGCACCACGGCCTCGAGCTCGACGCTGACGCAGATTTGCTCGAGCGTGATATCGGAAGGTGGGTATGAGCAGACGGCCGCGCTCACTTGGGCACGGCAGACGAGTCCGACAACGGGCATTGGCACTTCGTTTGTGCCTCTTGTCTCGATACAGCTAAAGGCTGCGAATCTTGGCGCGGTAGTTCTGCCTAACACCATTTCCTTCATGCCTACTTCGGCATCGGATTACTTTGAGGTCGCGTTGATTAAAAACCCAACGCTGACCGGCGCTTCGTTCGGCAGCCTTTCGACCAACGTCAACTATGACCTTGCGGCCACGGCATTAACAGGCGGAACAATCGTCAAGTCAGACTTTACGTCTTCAGGTGTGTTGTCCTCTACCGCTATTGCCGATCCGAGTTCGTACAACTTTGACCTACAACTTGGCGTTTCCGTTAGCGGGACGAGCGATATTTACACGGTGGCCGCACGAACTATCTCTGGAACGGGGGAGGGTATTGGAGCGTTATCCTTCTGGGATCTGACGGACTAACCGACATGGCTAACAAGTACTTTCGAGACTTTCTCAGCCCTGCGGCCGCAACGGAGTCGGTGATTTATACCGTTCCGGCGGCCAACTCGGCGGTACTACGGTCGCTGCGCGTAACGAACGCCGGTACGGCTCCCTCCAACATCACGGTCGCTGAGTACCACGCTGGCGATGCAACCACGCACTATCTACTCAAGGCCAAACCACTGGCCGTAAATGCCACGATTGACGTCTTTAACGGCGTGCCTTGTGTGCTTGAAACGGGCGATGCGCTCAAGGTCACGTCCTCTGGCGGATCAGTTCACTTCTACCTCTCTTACCTAGAAATCGACCGCTCGTGACAAGTGGACAACCCTTGACAACTTACCCCATAATCAGAGCCATCTTCGCGTCCTTTCCCGGCGCGCGACCCCTTGTAGGGTCATTGGCACAAACTGGAAAGGACACCTATGGAAAATGAAGGCATCATGGGCCTGCCCGCAGGGCAGGACATGCAAAATCCAAGGCCCCCGGACCAGCCGATTTACGTCTCGAGCGCGGACACTTATGACGCTGCTCTGACGGCATTGGGCATGTCCTCGGGCGACCCTGCACAGGCAGAGGCCGTCCGTCAGGCGGTCCGCGAAAGCATTGACGAGCTTGACCTCGGCCCGACTGAGGTTTCGGCATTACTTGAAGTCCTCGAGTACATGTCGCAGCGGCCGGACGAATACCCGGCACTTCGCCAGCGCCTGATCGATTCAGGGATGATGGACGACGATGACCTGCCGGAAGAATACGATCCGGCGTTCCTCGGCATGGCCATCATGGCGCTTAACGAATACAAGGCGGCCGGTGCGCAGGGCGCGCAGGCGCCGATGGAGATGTCGCCGGTCGTCGAAGGCCTCGAGCCGATGGCCATGGCCGAAGGTGGACTAGCCGATGTGGCTAAGTATCTCGCCTCGCAGGGCCGCAATGGCGACTCGATCCTTGCTCACATTACCCCGGCCGAAGCACGCCTTCTCAAGGCAATGGGCGGCTCGGGAACGATTAATCCAAAAACAGGCCTGCCTGAGTTCTTCTTGAAGAAAATCTTCAAGAGCGTCAAGAAGGCCGTTAAGAAGATCCTCAAGAACCCGATCGTACGCGTCATTGCGACCGTTGCACTTGCTGCAACGCTAGGGCCCATCGCCGCGGGGTATGGCTTGTCTACCGCAGCCGCTACGGCGGTTGGCTCAACGGTTGCTTCGGCGGCGGTCAGTGCAGCAGCCGGGGAAAAGCTCAACGCCAAGAGCCTTTTGATCAACGCAGCGACGAGCTATTTTGGCGCGGGCGGTACGATCGGCGGCGTCAACCCTGTTTCAAGCATCGCAAAGTATGCAGGCAAGCTCCCCGGCGTCACCGAAGGTGGCAAGGTTGCACAAGGCATTGGCGCAGGCTTGACGAGTGCCGCGGTCGGCAAGGCCGCGGGCATGAGCACGCAAGAGGCGCTTGGACTAGGACTTCAGTCTGGCATTCAAACGGGC